TGGGGTCGTCAGTGCTTGGCCCCAAGATCGGTTTCGGGTTCTTCAGCAACCTGACCGGCAACTTCGAGCCTGTGACCATGGACATGTGGTTCATGCGCACGATCGGCCGCCTGATCGGCAAGCTGAAATCCTTCGACGCCAAGAAGTTCGACAAGCAGACCAACGACTTCATGGCCGCGCTGGACGACACCGGCAGCGATGGCCTGTACGCGGCCGACTTCGACCCGGCCATGGTGGCCGCCGCGCGCGAGCAGGTCGAGGACGAAGACGGGAACATGGGGTTCAACGAGAGCGCCATCGTGGACCTGGCGCGCGAGGTCGATCGGCGGCACCAGCGCGACTTCGTGAACAACCGTGCTGGCTTCGACGCCAAGACCCGGATCAAGACGCCCCTAGTCTTCGCGGCCGGCAACATCGTCAAGTCCATGGACAAGCCCAAGGACGCACCCGCCAGTGGCGGCGAGCGCCGGCTCATGCGTGCCGTGGTCAAGGAGGCCGTGCGCATCCTCCACAAGCAGCTCGGCACCAGGGTCCCGGCAGCCTCGCTGCAGGCTCTCATTTGGTATCCTGAGCAGGAGCTGTACCGGTCCCTCGGCACCAGGCTCACCGTCACCAGCCAGGACTACGCTGGCGCAGCCCTGAAGGTTTTGAAAGAGGAAGGCATCGATGAAGCAACAATCCTCGCAGCAGGAGAACTTGGATCAGGACAGGCACGACAGGATGATGGCGGCCATGACACCGGAGGAGCGCAAGCGGATGGTGAAGGGCCTGGGCGAGCTGATGCGCTCCAAGGAAAAGAGCGCCAGCAGTTCCTCGACGCCAGATACGAGCGCACCCAGCTCGAAAAAGAAGCCGTAGATCCCAAGCGGGTCCGCGTCATCTTCGAGGTGGCGCCTGACCCCAACGACGCCAAGCTCACGTCCACCTGGAACAGCCTGGCCAGCGCTGCCAAGCTGTCGATCAGCAAGGCCGTGGCCCGTGTCATCGTCCCCAAGGTGCTGGCTGCCTACAACATGAAGGCGCTCAGCGCCACCCAGATCGGCAGCTACCAAGAGTTCACCAACCCCAGCTTCGCCCTGATGCTGGAGAAGAGCGGCAGCGCCCTGCAGATCTCCAAGGAGATCGGGTTCGTCTTGAACCAGGACTCCATGATGCTGCTGGCGCCCAAGGAGTTCAAGGGCGGCGACTCGGTCGGTGCGATCCGCATCGACATCGGCGTCATGAACGAGGGCAAGGTAGACGAGATCTACCAGAAGCTGCGCGAGATCAGAGTCAATGGTGAGCAGGTCGTCGGCGGCCAGTCGACCATCAACGGCCAGATGACCGTGCTGAACTACTCAGACGTGGCCACAGATGAGCTGGGGCGCCTGATTGACGAAAAGCTCGCAGGCGCCTACCCTGTCGGTGGGGCTGATGTGTACTCAGCATTCCCGGAGAAGAAGGACTACGACTATGGCTTACCGTCGAATGACCCCAGAGGAAACGCAGGCCTGGCTCGGCAGCGGGCTCGTGCTCTTCGGGCAGAAGCCTCCCGTCTCCTCGCCCGCGAAATCCGTTCAGCCCAAGCAGCCCAGCGTTCCAGCCCTGGCGCCGAAGCAAGCTCCGAAGACCTGACGCTCAGGAAGAGCGTCAAGGCGGCCACCGAGGCCATCAAGGAGTATGCGAGCGACTTCGGCGACGGCATGTTCCGCACGCCGAAGACAGACGCCAAGGAGATGCCTCAGATCATCAAGGACATTGGTGGTCAGTACGGCATCAAGCTGCAAGCCGTCAACAGCAAGATCGACACCCGGGCTGACAAGATGTACGTCTTGAACATCTCCGGGGAAAAGGACGGCGTGCGCTACAGCCGTGACAGCTACATCGGCGTCAAGCGTGATGCGGTGTGGGTCAACGTCGGCAGCATGACATCGGGCATGGCCGGCGGCGCCATCTACCAGATCGCAGGCGCCTACGCCAAGAACAACGGCAAGACGTTCATCGGCGACCCGGATGGCATCAGCGAAGCCGGCAAGAGGCGCCGCCTGGAGAACATGATCTCGCTGGCCTTGAAGTACGGCACGACCGACTTCATGAGGCCGCACGAGGACATGCTTCACGGTTGGGGCGGATTGATGTGGTCAAACAACAGCGACCACAACCTGATGCATTTGCTCAACGCATCCAGTCGTGTAACCTCCAAGCTCGTACCTGAGATCAAGGAGATCCGCTTTGACCCCCGCACCGGAAGATTCACCCACGACGGAGCAGACTTTGGAAGAGCTGATTTCCAGCGTCTGGCAGAACGATCCAGAGAGGCTGCGCCCGTCACTGACCGAGCGGGAATGCCGGGCAGTGGAACTCTACGTTTCGCGGTCATTTTCAAGTCGCTCGCACTGGGACCTCAACAAGCTGCGCAAGGGCGGTCTGATGGCAGCCTGGGGGATGGTGATGTCAGCCCCGATCTGCTTCGGAGCAATCTGACCAACAGTCTCGGCGACCTTCGATCCAGCCAAAAGCAGGACCCCTGGTACAGCGCCCTCGAGCGCCGCCTGGGCACCGTCGACATGAAGGCCGGCCCCGCACAGGGCTGGAATGGCGTCATCAAGGGCCTGGTGGCCAAGGGCGACGTCAAGGCCGACGAGGTCGAGTGGTCCGGCATCAACGACTGGCTGGCGCTGCAGCAGGGCAAGGTCACCAAGGACCAGGTGCTGCAGTTCCTGGCCGGAAACGGCGTGAAGCTGGAAGAGACGGTGCATGGCGCAGGCTCCCTGCACAAGGAGTTCTCCTCCTTTGGCTCTGCGCGCGACTTCCTGCGGGAATATCACGATCAGACCAAGGCAGAGTTCAACGCCGACTATGGGGACTTCAGCGACCAGGAGGTCATCGACACGGCCAATGATCTCTTCGCTGAAACCTACCCCGACAGCGCGGCCCAGACGAAGTACCACAGCTACACCCTGCCAGGCGGCACCAACTACCGTGAGGTGCTGCTGACGCTGCCGCCAAAAGTCAACTCCAATGATGAGTGGCGCGCTGCTGTAGCGCAGAAACACGCACGGTCTATTGCAGAGTCTGCAGCAGCCTTGCGTTACGCCGAAGAAAAATTCGGACCATTCAGTGATGAGGCGGCTGAAGCGCAAGAGATTGCTAGGCAAGCCCGAGTCGCCCGTGACGCCGACCTGACAGAAGCGGCGCGCACCAAGTTCAAAGCCAGTGCGGAAAAAGTCAACTATCTATCCGGACACTGGGACCAGCCCAACATCCTGGCCCACATCCGCGTCAACGACCGCACAGATGCCGACGGCAAGCGCGTGCTGTTCGTGGAGGAGATCCAGAGCGACTGGGCGCAGGAGGGCAAGAAGAAAGGTATCACGGGCGACCTGATTCCGCAGAACACCGAATGGCAGGCGGTAGACACCTTGGAGCGCACAGCCTCTCGCGCTGCTGCGGAGACTTGGATTCGGCGCAATCCGCCGCCCAACCCCGGCGAAAACATGGAGGCGCGGCTGGTCATCAGAGAGATCAATCGCGGCACTTTCGATGTATTGGAGGAGCAGCGCAGCACGGTCAGTCAGGCGCCGAACAGGGGCGGCGTGCCGCGCGCCCCCTTCATAGACAAGACCGACAAGTGGGTCGCCCTGGCCCTGAAGCGCGTCATCAAGATGGCCGTCGATGAGGGCTACGACAAGGTGGCGTTCGTCACGGGCGACCAGAGCGCCGACCGATATGACCTGAGCAGCCAGGTCAACTACATCCAGTGGAACCCCGGGTTCAGCTCCGACCTGAACGTCATGCGTACGCTCGTGCAGCTCGAGACGTCCGGCGGCAATACCATCGGCTTCGAGGTGAACACGCCGGCCGGCGGGAAGGGCGTCATCGCCGAAGGAGACTTCGAAGGCAAGACCCTCGAGGATGTCCTCGGCAAGGAGATCGCGCAGAAGATCAACCAGGACGACAGCGGAGATCTGCGCGGCCTGGACCTCAAGGTCGGCGGCGAAGGCATGAAGGCCTTCTACGACAAGATCGTGCCGGCCGTGGCCAAGGACGTGCTGCGCAAGCTGGGTGGTGGGCGGATGGAGTCGGTGGATCTCGCAGATCAACGCACCAGCGCGTTTACTGGCGAGCCGACTGGCGAGTACGACATCACGCACGAAGGTCAGCCCGGCTTCGACATCACCCCCGCCATGCGCGAGAAGGCGGCCGACGGCCTGCCGATGTTCAGTCGCAAGCAGACCGACAACAGTGGCGCCTTCGACCCGACCAACCCAGACATCCGCTTCAGCCACCAGCAGCAGCCGGTGCCCGAGGAGACCCGCTACGAGGCCAGCCGGCGCGTGATCCAGGACCAGCACCTCCGCATGCAGAAGATCCGCACCTGGGCGCTGGAGAACGGCGCGCAGCTCAGCCTGGCATCTGACGTCTATGGGGCCGAGGAGCGCATGCATGGCCGCACAGCCACACGCATCGAGGACTTCCGCGAGAAGACCTTCAAGCCACTGATCGAGCGCGCCCAGCGGGCCGGCTTCAGCCTGGACGACATTGCCCAGGTGCTGCACGCGCAGCATGCCGATGAGCGCAACCAGCAGGTCGCCAGGATCAACCCGCAGATGCCAGATGGCGGCAGCGGCATGGACACCGCAGACGCGCAGCAGATCCTGGCTGCAGCCAGCCCGCAGCTCAAGGCTATCGCGGCCCAGTTCCAGGCCATCACGACCCGGGCCAAGGACATCCTGCTGCGCGGCGGGATCATCACCCCGGAGCAGTCTGCAGCCTGGAGCGCTGCCTACCAGCACTACGTCCCCCTGAAGGGCGGGGATGATGCCGAGGCCAGCAAGACTGGCACCGGCAAGGGCCTGAGCGTCAATGGCAAGACCAAGCGGGCCATGGGCCACACGCTGCGCGAGGAGCACATCCTCGAGAACATCATGCGCGACTATGAGCGTGCAGTGATGCTGGTCGAAAAGAACCGTGTCGGCCAGACCATGATGCTGTGGCTGACCGAGATGGCCGACCCTCGGATCGGCACAGTCGACCAGCCGGTCAAGCGGGCCATGCTGGTCAACAGCAAGCAGTACGACGTCCGCGCGCAGAACCCTGCGCTGTCGGTGGCCACCTTCGACACCCGGGCCGATGCCGAGAAGTTCATCCGCGACCAGATCAGGGTCAGGTCTCCCGGCGCGCACCGCCTGGTGATCCGAGAGATGGTGGGCGACCCGATGGTCCAGTACCGGGCCCGCCCGATGCTCGAGGAGCACGAGGCGCAGGTCTACGTCAACGGCCACGCCGTGCGCATGCAGATCAACGACCCGCTGCTGGCCCAGTCCTACAAGCGCCTGAACAGCGACCAGATGGGCAAGCTGATCCAGATCAGCCGCAACATCAACACGTTCCTGTCGCGGGCCTACACCGGCTACAACCCGGCCTTCATCCCGCGCAACCTGATCCGGGACTTCGGATCCGGCGTGATCAAGCTGACCGGGAACTTCGGCGTCAAAACGACGGCCGGCGTCCTGGCCAAGTACCCCAAGGCCCTGGCCAGCTTGCTGCGCTACAGCTTCAGCGGCACCAGCACCCCGCTGATCGACCAGTACCGGGCCAGCGGCGGCAGCACGGGCGCAGCCTACCTGGGCGACCTGGAGCGCATTGGCACCGACATCCAGAAGCAGTACGAGGAATACGTCGGCGTCAAGGCCCTGGCGATGCAGGGCAGGTACAAGGCCAGCGCGCGGGTTGCTGCGGGCAAGGTCATCGGTGGCCTGGCCGGCTGGATCGAGCGCCTGAACGGGGCGACTGAGAACGCCATGCGGCTGGCTGCCTTCGAGCAGGTTCTTCAGGAGACTGGGTCGGTCGATCAGGCTGCCAGCGCCGGCAAGAACAGCACCCTGAACTTCAACCGCAAGGGCGAGATGGGCGGCACGCTGGGCGCCCTGTACCTGTTCTTCAACCCCAACGTGCAGGACACAGCGTCGATCATCGACATGTTCACCAAGGGCAAGCACAAGGGCCAGGCTATGGCGCTTGTGTGGGGCATGCTGGCGTCTGCCTATTCCCTGGCCGCCCTGCAGTTCGGCGGCGGCGACGACGACTACCAGCGCTGGCTCAAGATCAGCAACAACGTCAAGGACCGCAACCTCATCCTGCGCACTGGCGAGGACACCTACATCACCATCCCGGTGCCGTTCGGGTTCGGCATCTTCCACAGCCTGGGCAATGCGATGTTCGACCTGCAGCGCGGCAGCAGCATCAACGAGCTGTCGGTCAGCATCGCCAACTCCCTCCTGTCGAACTTCAGCCCGGTCGGAAATCCGCTCGAGGGCGCCAAGACCTGGGGCACAGCAGACCCCAAGGGCCTTGTCGAGCTGATACCCGGATATGCCGGCGGCGAGCTGTTCCGCGATGCCGCACGCATCGTCGCGAACCGTTCCAGCTTCGGTAGCCCCATCGTTCCGGACTCGAAATTCGATGAGGGCCGGCCTGACTTCCTGCGCTTGAACCGCAGCACCAAGGGCAGCAGCTACGACATGCTGGCCCGTGGGATGAGTGACCTGACGGGCGGAACGGCCACACAGAGTGGCGCGGTCGACATCAGCCCAGAGACCCTGAAGTTCTGGGCCAGCGCCCTGACCGGCGGCACCGGCACCTTCTTGTCGGACCTGACGCACCTGGCGGGCTTGGGTGTTCGGGCCGGCATGAGCAACCCAGACAACGACGCCCTGGCGCCGGAGCGCCACGAGATCCCCATCCTGCGCGACTACACCAAGCAGGAACGGGTGACAGACAGCCGGCGCGCCTTCTGGGATGCCAGCAACGAAGCCAAGGCCGCGCTGCTGGACTTCCAGCGTGCAGCCAAGGCCGGCGATGAGGACGGCATGAACAAGGTGTCTGCGGACAACGAGGAGCTGCTGGCCCTAGCCCGGGGCGCCAAGGGCTACCAGAAGCAGATCAAGTCGCTGCGCGACCGGGTCGATGAGATCAACGGGGACAAGACCCTGAGCCTGGCCTACCAGCGCGGTGCGGTGAAGCAGCTCGAGCGGGATGAGGCCGAGGTCTACGACCAGTTCCTGCGATCGGTCACGCTGGGCCGGGCAGAGGCCCTGAAGCGGAAGGCTGGTCTGTAGCCCGGCTGTTCCAGAAGGCGGCTACGCTGAAAATTGCAGCGGTGTCGGCTGTCTTTTTGGTCGCCCAGCTATTGGATCCAGAACACCAAGTGGTCCAGATGCCGCACACATCGCAGCCTGCTCGCCAACGCTGGTTGCGGACCTCATCCCCCCGCTCGTGACTGAGCACAGAACTGCTTCCGCAGAACGGGCACGGCTTTAGCTTAACTTTCACAGGAACCTCATCCGCTCATGCACGATGACGGCGCCGCCGCTGTGCTCCACCAGCGGCGGCTCCCAGTCGATGCCGAGCTCGTTGGCCATGGCGCCTGATGCCAGGAACTCCAGCACCTTGAAGCCGGACTGGAGGTTGACCTGCTCGATGGCCCAGTCTATGGATCCAGGTGTTCTTTCGGTGTACTTTTTGGTCATGGCTGAGAATTCGTGAGTGTGTTGTCGTGGGTAAAGGCGTGGGGAACTTTTTGGCCAACAAGCTGCGGATACCGCATTTTCAGCGGCAACCGCCAGGGGCGCGCACCTATGACAGCGGCATGCGCGGGATGCGCGGAGACCCATTGCAAATCCGTCTAGTCCGGTTCGACTCCGGATCGCGCCTCCACCAATTAACCTAGATGAATCAACGACTTAGCTTGTTGCTTTCCATCTTCTAGACGGCTTCTCAGAAAACTGGCGTGGGTGGATTTCATCCAACCTTCCGCCCGATCTTCCCCACTGCCAGCGCTTGCCGCTGCGTGCTGTGGTGGCTGTATCGCATCGTGCTGGCTGCGCTCTTGTGGCCCAGCACCTTCCCCACGGTGGCCAAATCCTCGCCCGCGTTCACCATCTCCGTCGCCGCTGTGTGCCTCAAGTCGTGCAGCGTGATGTGCTGCAGCCCGCAGGCCTCGCGCGCCATCGGCCACCAGTAGTCGATCACGCTGCGCGGCGGCATAGGCACGCGAGATGCGGCCAGCGCCCTGGGGTGGATTGGGATCACGCGCGGTTCGCCATTCTTGGTGTCGGCCAGGACGAAGAATCCCCCACTGCGCACGGCGCGCTGCGCCTCGCTGACACGCATGCCGCTGAAGTACAGGACCCAGAGCAAGGCGCGCACACCGCGATGCCGGCAGGCCCTGGCCAACTGCAGCACCTGGGCGCGCGTGGCTGTCGTTGTGCGGGCGTTGTCGACCACCGGAGCTACCACCCTGGCGCCCGGGTCCTGCTCGCCCATGCCGTGGCGCTTCCAGGACCACCGGCAGGCCGACCGCAGGTAGGCGATTCGGTTCTTGATGGTCGCTGGCTTCAGCGCGCCGTGCTGGTCTGCCGCGTATTCGGCACAGACGGCAGCCAGGTCATCGATTGCCCGACCATCCCACCAATCTCTCAAGGCCTCAATCTCGCGCGCTGCATTGGCGCCGGCCTTGAGCTGCGGAACCCGGTCCTTCAGGTAGCGAGCGACAGCTTGACCAATGGTGAACCGAGGCTTGGCAATGCCGTGCGCGAGCGCTGACAGGGCCGAGCTTTCCTTGCGGTCGTAGGCTTCGGCTTGGTCGCGCGACCAGCCGGCAGGGAGAAGCTGACGCCTGCGAACGCGGCAGCTATCGATGCGCCGGTCATAGTCGAATCGCCATCGGCCGCTGGGCTTGTCTTTGTAGATCGACATGATGCTCTGTAGGCCTCCACATCCTGGGGGTCGAAGCGTACCGCACCGCTCCCAGCGCCCAGGCGGTAGCGGGGGAGGCGGTCTTCGGGGATGTCATAGACTGTGCGGGCGCTGATGCCCAGCATAGCCCCGACCTGGGCTGCGGTGAGCATGTTAGCCCTTGCCCCCTGCGCGGATGGCGGCTGCGCACTCGATGGTTGCTGCGTACCAGCCCGCCTCTCCCGACGATGGGTATTCCAGCTCAAGAGCCTCGCACACACCAGCGCACCGCTCCCGTTCCTGAAGCACAGCCTCGGCCACGCTGGCGGCGGCGTAGGCGTGCATCTGGTCGGCGGTGAACAGCGGGAACTTGTCCGTTCGGTTCACGGCGATGCCGCTGTATTCAATGACTTGCTCGGTGTAGGGCTCTGGTAGAGGGATCACTTGGCACCCTCTGCCTTGGCGATTGCGTCACACACTTGGTCTTGCAGCAATGCAAACCCATCTGGAATGACACCTTCCGCCCACACCTTTTCGAGAGCAGCCAGCAAGTCAGGCGCAGCGGCGATCAGGCGGGCGTTGGCTTCGGCTGATTCCCACACTCCGATGCCTGGCGGGACGCTAGACAAGCATTGTGCAATCCAGTAGACATCGGCTTTGACCCACGGGTTACCGCCGTTATCACAGACGGTATCCCAAGGCCCCGGTGTGTGCGGCGTGTGCTTACTCATGGGCACGCCCGATCTGCGCGGCTGCGCGGCTGCGCGGACGATGGCACGGCGGGTGGCGGCGTCGATCTGCTTATCCGTCAGCGGCTGCGCCACCCATTGCACGATTTTTCCCGTTGCCATCTCGCACACTGCTGTGCGACCGTCTGGGTAATCGCTTAGATAATAGGGCTGCGGGGTAGGTGCGGGCTGCCGGGTGTAGAGCGGGGTCCAAAACGGCATCACGTCACCGGTTGGCTTTTCAGCGCGCAATCCGGTTCCGTGGCCGGTCTTGCATATCCACGCCACCGGCTCACCCTGCGGCACAGGGGCGGCCAGCATCCCGCGCAATTTGATGTACCCAGCGCGCATCTCGTCGGTCTTCAAATGCACGCACGCGGCTGCGTACTCGGCCAGCGCCGAGTCGAAGTCTGCGGGCGCAGGGGCGGCATCTGCCAGGGCGGCGCGGAGGGCGTCAATGACCTCGGGGCACCAGACGGTTATCGCCTCGACGGTGCCATCGTTATGGTCAGTACAGCCGCCTTGCAGGCTCTCTAGCGCTTCCAGTGCCGCCTGGGCGGCTTCACGGAGGGCGGTCATGACAGGTAGTCCTCCAGGGGCACGATGAAGATGGGCGGCTTGGGCAAGGGCTTGCCGTAGGCATCAACAGCCGGAGCGAGCCTCCTGGCGGCCAGGGATGCGGTGAAGACGTCCACCGCAGCCTGGAGATCGATCTCCATGTGGCGCGTCATCGCGATGATGACGGCCAGCTTGTTGTAGACCAGGACATCCTCGCCGTCGACATGGGTCACAGCGACGATGCACTTGTCGTAGACCTCGGCCGGCTCGAGCAGGACCATACGCTGGCTGCCGCTGGCGTGGTCCAGCAATTCGCGGATGTCCTTCTTGCCTTCATCCTGCATAGCCTTCTCGGCTGCCATCTTGATCTTCTGAAGATGCTGCGCAATGGCATTGGCCGTGCTGGTGTGCTTGTGCTTCGGTGCAGTCATTTCTGTCGTCTTTCGATTTCACGGTTGATGTACCAGGCGGCCTTCTTCAGGTCCTCTATTGCGTCATCTTTCAGGTCTGCGCGCCAGATGTACTTGATGGCATTTCCCAGGCAGAAGCCCATGTGCTCAGTGATCTGGATGCATTCGACACAGGCTCCGCAGCCGCAATGGGCCGGGCTGGACGTGTAGTGGCTCGGGTGGTTGACCGGATCAGTCACGACTGTCTCGCGTCCAGGCCGCCCTTGTCTGCACGGGCCTCGGCAGCCTCGTTGCTGTAGGACTGCGGGAAGCGCAACTGCAGCTTGGCAATGTTGTCTCGAGCCATCTGGTGCATCGATATCCCGAGGGTCTCGGCGGCCAGCGCAACGTACCAGAGCAGGTCGCCCAACTCCTCCGCCATGTGGACTCGGATTTCGTCGGTGATTTCCTTGTCGTAGATCGCCGCGCGCTTGACCTCAGTGATGAATTCGCCGGACTCTGTCGCCAGGCCGAGGCTGGCATGGGTCAGATCGGTAGCCTCATGGCCGAAGCGCTTGGCGGTGCGCATGGCCAGGGCTTGGTATTCGTTGAAGTTCATGGTGTTTGCTCTGGTGTGGACCCGCCGGTCGGCGGGCCCTGCTCTCGATTCGATGCTCTCGATCAGCCGTTGAAGGCGCCCGTGTAGAGCGGCACACCACCAAGGCTGGCCTTGATCTTCGCGATCAGGTTCATCGACGCCAGCTCATGGACCACATCGGGTCGGATCAGCTCGTACCAGAACGTCAGCTTCCCACCAGCCGTGCTGTACTTCAGCCGGGCCTGCAGCGGCCAGGCCGTGATCGGGCTGCCATCCTTTGTGGTCGACCAGAACACCGGGATACCGACCTGGAAGCGCGCGAAGAGCTTCATGCGCGACTGGGTCTCTGCGTTGTCGCTGTCCACAAAGACCAGCTCGACACCGCCCGACTGGGTGTTGACCTTGGACTTGAAGGACTTGTCGCTGTTGGCCTCGAAGTTCTTGGCCATCGACAGCATCTCCAGAGAGCTGGGCAAGCCGTCACCACCAGCGATGTCCTTCTCGTTCTCTTCGATGAATTCCGCGAAGTCCACCTGGCTCATGCGCTTTCCGTTGGCGGCCATCCAGGTCTTCCATTCGTGGCTGGTCTCCGGTACGAAGGTAGCCTTGTGGTCACGCCAGCCGGGGGTTCCGGACATGTGGTCGTTGATCACAGCCGAGAAGGCCAGCCTCGATTGGGCCGGAGCAAAGTGGACCCAGGCTGCGGTGGACACGACACAGTGCCTGTCGACGTAGGCCAAGAAGCTCTCATCATCGCCAAGGGTGGCAGTCCCCACTGCGCGGCGCGGAGTGGATTGCAGCTTCTCATCATCGAAAGTCTTGACTTCGAAGTCCTTGGGCACAGCGATGTGATGAACGCTGCTGTGGGGCTCAGCGGAGTTGTCCCTGAAGAAGCCCAGCTCCAGAATGTGGTCTGGCGCTGGCATGTGGGCAACGATGGACTCAACGAGGTTGTTGGTTTCGGTGTCTGAGTTGTAGGTCATGTTGGATTCCTAGAAGTCGGTGGTGGTTCAGGCCCCAGCGACGACGCGCGCCTGGGTCGGGATCTGTTGCAGATCCAGCTTGCGCTGGTTCGGGTTTTCTTCGGTCAGGCGCCCTTCCGGCGTCGACCAGAACAGATCGGGGTCACGCAGCTCCTGCGGCGTCTTGTCCACTGCGGTCGCCTTGATCGAGACGGCAGCGCCGCTCTTGGCCACGTCGATGGTGATGACGAGCTTGCCGGCCTTGCCGGTCGACTCGACGGCCTTCACGACGGATGCCAGCTTGTCGCCGCAGTCGCTGCTGAAGGCGCCACCCTGGAGTCGGCGAAGGGTGGAAACGATGGGTTCGGACATGTCAATCCTTGGTTGTTGAAGATGGGTGCCCTGGCAAGATCGTCACCACGGGCCATGGTGTTGCAAAGCCCCCGAGGGCCGTGCCGCTGCGGCTCTTGCCATGCCATTGCAGCGGACCCCGTGTCAATTCAGGTGTTCTTGGGCTTGTACTGGATGAACTCGAAGCGCTCGAGCACATCGATGCGGTCCATGGCCTGCGCCAGCTTGGCCTCCAGCTCGGCGATGCGGGGAAGCAGGGGAATACGAGCGTTGCTTGTCACCGCGTTGGCACTGATCCCGAGCTGCTTACGGGCAGAGCAGACATGGTGGTGCAGCGTGGCGATTCCGGTGTCGGCCTGAAACTTCTCAGCGAAGGTCCTGTCGATCAGACCGGAGCCGCTATAGGTCGAGCTGACCGCCAGCAGCAGCTTGGCCTTTTCGAGCGGGGCCAGGGCATTTGGGCAGCGGCCCTCTTTGGTTTCGGTGCCCATGCTTGCTTCTCCTAAGTCAGAAAGGGATGTCATCGTCTTGGAAATCCTGGGGCGGCGGGGCCTGGCGCTGCTGCGTGCGCTGGGCCGGGGCCGGGGCCGGGGCCTGCGGGCGCCGATCGCTGTAGCGGCCACCGAGGTCATCTCGGTCATCGCGGCGGGTCTCGCGCGGCGGCGGGTCGCGGCGCTGCTGGGTCTGGCCCTGCTGGTCCTTCTCGGTGAAGGCCAGAGACAGGAACTTGCCGTTGCGGCCGTCCTTCAGCCAGGACGAGATCCAGTACTCGACGCCGCCGATCTCGCAGCTCCCCTTGTAGTCGGGGTGGCGGTCTTGTTCCTTGCGGTCGTTCTTGAACAGAACGCCTCGAAGTTCGTTGTCATAGTCGCTCATGTGGTCCTTTTAGTGAGCTGTTGCTGTGGTTCAGGAGTGGGTGACCTTGACGTCAGTCAGCAGGGCCAGCAGGCCTTGCAGGTCGAACGTCCAGCGGCCGTCGTTGGTGTTGACGCCGTGCTTGTCGGCAGCAGCGCGGATCTCGGCGAACGGACCCTCATCGGTCTTCTGGATGGGTACGCGCTTGACCTTGGTAAGGGCTGCCGGCACAGCCGACACGGGATGTTCCAGCGCTTTTTCCGGGATCAGCGAGGGTTGGGGTGCAGCAGCTAGATCGGAGGCCTTCTTGGCCTCCTGCGCGGCAGCGCGCTCGGCAGCCAGGGCCTTGCGCTCACGCTCCAGCTCGGCGCGCTCAGCAGCCAGGGCCTTAGCCTGGCGCTCGTTCTCTAGGCGCAGCGCCTCGGCAGCGGCCTCACGATCCTCGCGGGCCTTCGTCTCGACCAGCAGGGCCTGCAGACCGACGACGGTCGCATCACGAGCACCCTGCGCCTGGCCAGCGAACTCTTCCCAGTCCTTCTTCTCGAAGACCATGTCCGAGAGCGCCTCGATGGCCTTTTCGATGGTGGCCGACGTTGAGCCTGCAGCTTTGCCAAGGTAGCCCTGCAGCTTCTCGAGGCCGGCCTTGTGCTTGGCCACGCGCTCGGCCTCGATGCGGGCACGCTCCTGACGCTCAGCTTCCAGCTTGGCCTCGGCCGCTTCGATCTGCGGGGTGATCAACGCCTCGGCCTGGGCGAAACCCTTCTCGGCGTCTTCCTCTGCCTTGGTCACGGCCTTGCCCGCCTGAGACAGCAGCGAACGGATGCGCTTGCCGTCGGCGCGCAGGCCGGCAAGCGGCTTTCCGATCAGCCTGTGGCGCAGGCTCTTGGCCTCATCGACCTTGCTCTGGGTCGACAGGTCGTGCTCGACGCCGGTCAGCGTGTCGACTGCGACCTTGACGCTGGTGCGCCAGTCGCCCAGCGCAGCCACGGCCAGGGTGCCGACGTTGGCCTTTTCCAAGGTCAGGTCGTTGGCCGGCTTGATCAGAGACAGCAGGTTCTGTGTCGGCGCGACGGCAGCAGCCGCATCGCGCTCAGTGTGGCGATCTGCCAGCTCGTGATCCACAAGATCTGCGAAAGATGCTTCCATGTTGTCCTCAGAAAAGTTCGGGAAGGGCTGTGGGGGTCACCGCATTTGCGGCGGGTGTTGCGGCTGGTGCTGGTGCCGTGGTCGGTGCGGATTGCGCTGGCTGCATCAGCTTGCGAAGCTCGGCCTCGAAGCTGGCCGTCAGCGATTCATGCTCCATCAGGTCCTTGACCAGAGCCTCGATCTCGGCCTCGTTGCGCTCGATGCGAATGACCTTCATCAGATCCAGATCGGCGCAGTACAGCGTCAGGTCCATCCAGTCCAGGTGCAGCAGCCACATGGCGCCCAGGCACTGGTCGACGTATTCGGTGATGTCGCCATGCACCAGGGTCTTGAACAGCGTGTCGCTGCTGACCATGGTCTTGCACTCCCAGCCACCCTTGGTGTCGATCAGGCCATCGACAGACGCGCCGAAGAGCCGGTCTTCGGTGAAGGCGAAGCCAACCTCATCGACCAGCACACCCTTCAGCAGCTCGTACTTCTGGCGGGCGACCGCTTCCATCTTGCTTCCCAGGCGCATGGCTTCGGTCTGGTAGATGTCTGGCGCCTGGCCGCCAAGGCGCTCTCGCGCCAGGTCCATGCCGTACTGGATGCAGGGCTTTGACATATGGCCGCCCCTGATACGCTCGCGGCAGACCTTGAACTTGCTGGCGGTGCGCACACCGCGCCTGGCTGCTTTCCATTCATCAGACCCCTGCGGGGCAAGGCTCCACTTGATCATTGCTTCGCCCCCAGTTGCTGACGACGCGCCGCGACGGCCGCTCTGAATTCGGTGCTGGCAGTGGTGTCGCCCAGGCCGGCCAAGATCTTCTTGCCGATGGTCCAGACGGCGATGACTGCAGCGTCATCCGCTGCATGCTGGACGTCGGACATCAGGTCCTGCAGCACACCCTCGACGTGACGCGGGCTGGCGGCGCCGGCATCCTTGCCGTCGTCGTCTTCCTGGTCATGCGTGGCCAGGCCAGTCGCCAGCAACAGCGTGTAGCGCTGCAGGTAGGTGACGGCACTGGCCATCGCCTGGATCGGGTTCTTCTTCCCGCTGGTGTCGGCGCTGGCTGTCAGGCTGGTGCTGAAGCTGTGTCCGAGCTTGTGGGTCAGCACACAGGACACGATGATCTGGCCGTCGCCAGGCTGATCCACCGACCAGCGGTGACTGAAGCCGTGCTTCGACAGGCCGGCAGTCACAGCGCCCGTCACGTCACCGATGGTGGCGTGCTTGTAGCTGGTGCCGCTGAACTCGACCTGCTTGTTTTTGAAGATTACCGGCGGGTCTGCCTTGAACTCGGTCATGGCCAGCACGGCCGACTTTTCGGCCTCGCGGGCCTCCCAGCGGAACTGGAGCTCCATGAGCTGGCCGAGCTGCTCGATGCTGGCGCCGCGCTGCAGAGCAACCAGGACCAGGTCAGCCGGAGTGGCGCCACCGACTGGGATGACAGAAGGGGTGATCTGCTCGATCGCGGTGAGGCTCATACGCCGTCCACGATCCACTCGTACACGCCAAAGCCGATGAAGGCTAGGGACACGCACATGATGACCATCAGCGTGAGCTGGGCCACCTCGGCCCAGACCGAGATGGCCGGCCTGTAGTGCTCGACGGCGCCTGCTGTCGGGTCCAAGACGGTGTCATCGAACCGCCTGGGTGTGATGAAGTGGCTCTTGCGCATTGCGTGATCTCTGGTGCTTAGGAGCACTCATTATCACGACCGTGTTTCTACCCTGTCAACACGTTTGTGTTCGGCGAAGGGAAAAAAATGCCGCCCTGATGGCGGCGTCGGCTTGGTGCCGGTGGTGCGGGTCTGCGGTCTGCGGTCTAGATGCGCTCGCTTTGCCGATAGACGACCTCTCCGATCACCAGCGAGTCTGCGCGCAACACCTTGTCGGCGTATCGAGCCTTGTCATGGTTGTCTGATCGGACGATCCATTCCCCGTCGTGGAATAGACGCTTCACAACAAAGTCACCCATGACCATCATCGCGAATACATGACCGTCCTTGGGTGATATCTGATCAGTGTTGACCACGATCAAGTCGGTGTCATAGAGCGTCGGCTCCATCGCTGACCCGGAAACCTTGACGACGACCAGAGCTTCCGGACGGAGCTTGTTAGCAGCGAACCACGAATTATGAAAGACGATGGGAGACCCGCGTCCGTCTTCGTACTCAACAGCGAAACCTGTACCTTTGGTAGACACCGTGTACCTCACCCCACGAACAGCATGGTATTCAGTATTGTCGGCGATCCGTACCCCTTCCTTAATGTCAGTCCCGTGACGTAGCCAATGTGGTGACACACCGATGGCAGCGGCTATCGCCAGCAGCTCGCGCGGCTCCTTGCGTAGGCCCGATTCGATGTTGCCGATCGTGCCTTGACTGACGCCAGACCTCATCGCCACGTCTTGCTGACTGAGGCCGAGAGATTCGCGCTTCTTCTTGAGTCGCTCTGCGATCGTTTCCATCGGTGAGATTTCATCAGGGACTTGCCCCACGATGGTGTTTGGCTGTAATATCACGCTCGTGATAGATGACTCCAAACCACTCAAGGCTCTCTCCCGAGCCATCGCTGTAGCCGGATCGACATCCGAGCTCGCCAGGCTGATCGGGGTGTCTGCCAGCCTACCCAGCATGTGGCGCTCCAGAGGCCGGATCCCGGCCGAGCATTGCCCCTCGATTGAGGAGGCCACAGGTGTCCGCTGCGAGCTTCTCAGGCCAGACGTCCCGTGGCGCGTGCTGCGCAAGCCACGAGCCAGGAAGGCCTGACTGATGAATGACGTCTGCGTCATCGGCCGGATGGGGGTTTGTCTTCAGGTGACGCATAGACGCACTGTGGCACCCCATCACGGGTGTGATCTGTGCGGTAGCGCTCTTAGCCATGCGCTGAAGTGTAGGGATCCCCGATGAAGCCTAACACTGTCCCTATGGGGGATGTCGATCCATACAGGTGGCTGCCGCCCCTGATGGAGCAGGCCGAAGTCAACGCGCGCATCGAGCGCCTGGACGACGCCGAGATCGCAACCCTCATGCAGCGCGGCCGCGCCTTCCACCGGCTCGGCATGCCTGCGCCGATCGCTGCAGCCTGGGCCGATCGCCTGGCGCTGCGCGACCAGGAGCAAGAGACCCGCGTGTTCTGCCCTGAGTGCAAGCACCTCAAGACGTCAGGCCTGTGCGCCAAGGGCGCGCTGTCCAGCCGTAACCACCTTTTGACCTGCCACCTTTTCAAGGCCGTCTGATGCTGACCCAACACTACCTGAGTGCCGCATTCCCGGCCATGTCGCCGGAAGACTTGAGCGCACTGCAGCAGGACATCGAAGACTACGGCCAGCGTGATCCCATCACGATCTTCGAGGGCCAGGTTCTCGACGGCTGGCACCGCTACGGCTGCCTGGTGCGCTTGGGCATGGCTGTCAAGGCCGTCGAGTTCCCGGCCGGCGTGGACCCGAAAGCCTTCGTCAAGAGCCGCAACCTGCACCGCAGGCACATGAATGCGTCTCAGCGGGCGATGGCGGTAGTGGCCTGCAATGCCTGGGCTCCAACAGGCCGCCCTGAAAAGGGGGAACCAGGTCCCCACTTGTCGACCAACGCGGAGATGGCCAAAGAGGCTGACGTCAGCACCAAGACCATCAAGCAAGCCAAGGTGGTGGCATCCAAGGCCGCCCCCGAGGTGATCGAGGCGGTCAAGGCCGGCGAGATGTCGCTCAAGGCCGCCGTCGAGACCACCAAGCCGACCATGGCCACGCCCGCCCCGTCCCCTGCGTCGGGCCCCGTGACGGTCCTGACGCCCGCACCGTCGCCCGAGCTGGATCCGGCGCCGGCACCGAAGCTCTCGCCTGCACCAGCGCCGGCCGGAGACGTGGACTGGAAGGCGAAGTACGACGAGCTGCTGGTCGAGCTCCATGAGATGGCAAAGAGCTGCGAGAGCGCCATCGCCGACAACAACAAGATGGGCGCCATCTTCGATGCGGACGACCGGCTCAAGGCGGCCATGGAGCGCATCAAGCAGTTGGAAGCCCTGGTCGCTGTGATGGAAGGCCGCGCTGCCGGCCTGATGAGCGAAAAGAACGAGGCCATCAGGGCGGCCAAGAGCTGGAAGCGGAAGGCGGAAGGCAAATGAACGCCCCGCTCTTCGAGGATCCGAAACCGAACTACATCGGGGCGGTCTTCCCGCCTCCGCGCGAGTTCCAGGTGGCGGCCCACGAGTCCCTGCGCCAGGCCGTCCGAGAGAAGGTGCGCGTTGTCATGCTGATGAGCCCGACGGGGTCCGGCAAGACCTACCTGGGCATGCGTGTTGCGCACGAGGCTCTGATCAAGGGCAAGCGGGTTCTGTTCATCTGCGACCGGCGCACCCTGATCAACCAGACCAGCTCGGTGGCCGACAACTACGGCCTGGGCGCGCACGGCGTGATCATGGCCGACCACTGGCGCGTCAACCCAGACATGCCGCTGCAGATCGCCAGCGCACAGACGCTGATGCGGCGCGATTGGAAGGACGACTTCGACGTCATCTTGGTCGATGAGGCGCACACCCAGATCAAGTGGGTGATCGAGATGATCAAGGCCACCAGGGCCATCGTGATCGGGCTGTCAGCCACCCCGTTCAGCCCAGGCCTTGGCCAGACCTACGAGCGCCTGGTGAACGCCACCACGATGGCGGCATTGACTGAGTCTGGCGTGCTGGTCCCCATGCGCATCCTGAGCTGCTCCAGGGTCAACATGGTTGGTGCTGCCACCAGCGGAGGAGAGTGGACCGAGGCTGCTGCCGGCGAGCGTGGCATGGACATCATCGGTGATGTTGTCAAGGAATGGCAGCAGCATGCCGAGGGCCGCAAGACGATCGTCTTCGGGTCCACGATCAAGCACTGCGAGGAGATGTGCCGCCAGTTCAACGAGCAGGGTGTCCTGGCGCAGCTCTTCACCTCGGAGACGAAGGAGGATGAGCGCACCGCCATCCTGGCCGAATTCAAGAAGCCCGACAGCAGCACCCGTGTGTTGATCTCGGTCGAGGCCCTGGCCAAAGGTTTCGATGTCCCTGACGTCGGCTGCGTGGTCGATGTCAGGCCGCTGCGCAAGAGCCTGAGCACGGCCATCCAGATGTGGGGGCGCGGCCTGCGCAGCAGCCCCAGCACCGGCAAGACCGATTGCATCCTGATGGACCACTCCGGGAACATCGAGCGGTTCGCCGACGACTACAGCGACATTTTTTTCAATGGCCTGGATTCGCTCGACATGGGCGAGAAGCTCGACGCGGCGATCCGCAAGGACTCCGAGGACGACCAGCCCAAGAAATCATGCCCGTCGTGCGGATTCAGCCCCATGGGCAAGCGATGCCTCGCATGCGGTCATGAGCGCCAGTCGATGGCCGCACTGGTCGAGCATGAGGCCGGTGAGATGCGCGAGATCCACATCGGCAAGACCAAGCTGGCCGATGACCGGCGGCACCTCTATGCCCAGGTCTGCACTTACACGCGCAGCCACGGCAACCCAGAGACCTCGAAGGGTCGCGCCTGGCACCTGTTCAAGGACTTGGTCGGCAGCTACCCGGAGGGTTTGAGTTTCCACCGGACGGCGAACGTCGAGATCACCAGGCCTGTGCTGAACCTCATCAAGTCCCGGAACATCCGCCTGGCCAAGGCGAACAACCGGCCATCGGCATGAGCTACGAATTCATCGCCTTCGCGCGAGCGCACGGCGTCGAGATCGACCCGAGCCGCCTGGACGACAGCGGCAAGCTGCGCCGCTGCGCCACGGTCGAGCACCCACGCTCGAAGAATGGCGCCTACGTCTGGGACGGTAAGGGAGGCTTCGTCTGGGCCTGGGACGGTGACGGTGTCGCCATCCGCTATCAGGATCCCCGGGCGCCTGCCGAGACCGAAGCCGACAGGGCCAGGGCCCGTGCGCGCCGGCAGTTGCTGATGCAAGAGCGCGTCGACCTGCGCACGAGCGCCGAGGCCAAGGCGGCAAAGATCCTGGACAGCGCCAGGCCAGACACGCACGACTACCTGCACCGCAAGGGGTTCCCGGATGCCACCGGCCTGGTGCTGCCAGGCGGAGAGCTGTTCATCCCCATGCGCGACCAGCACCAGCACCTGGTCGGCGGCCAGGTCATCAAGTGGCTGCCCGAAGAGATGCGCTGGGAGAAAAAGTACATCTACGGCCAGCAGTCCGACGGCGCCATGCTGCGCCTCGGCCCGCGCCACCCCGATGTGACGTTCCTGGTTGAGGGCTATGCCACTGCTCTGTCGGTCGAGCTGGCCTGCCGGCAGATGCGCCTGCGTGCTGCGGTCATCGTGACGTTCTCAGCTCACAACCTCAAGGTCGTGGCCAAGCTGATCGGCGGCAAGCGTGTGGTCATCGCAGACCACGATGCACCGCAGCGCGACCCGGTCAAGGCCCGCATCAACCCGGGCTGCACAGGTCAGTTCGCTGCTGCCGCCACGGGCCTGCCATGGGCCGCTCCGGAGTACGAGGGGATGGATGCCAACGACCTGCACGTCCAGTACGGCCTGCCGGCCCTTTGCAGGCTGCTGGTGGGGGCTATGAGGGGGCAGCCAGTGGAGTACCGGTCGGTGGGCCTTGAGGCGGCCGGATAGGCCGGCCTCGATGGCCTGCGTGGACGCATGCAAATGCACCGGCACGCAGGCCACGAAGCCCAACCGGGGGGTAGACGTTGAGACAGGGCAGCGGGGTGGCGAAGCTAGTGCCCCAGCGTCGAGCGACTGGCGGGTCATGTAACTGCGACGAGTGTCGGTTCATGTGAAGGCCTACCCAGGAAGGGCTAGGTCTGTCCAGCTCGGAGTGTCAGGTGGTCTAGGTGTTCCAGGTATTGACTACAGATGGAGGGTCAGATGAATGACGGGGTTGCGCGGGAAGTGGATCCGATGAAGTCGCTGCAGGCGATGCAGTCGACTGGCCCGAGGCTGGCCCAGGCTAAGGCCGACCGGGTGTACCTGGAGGAGTACCGCAAGAGCTTGAAGGCCATCCTGATGCGGTCGGCCGAGAAGGCCGGCAACACCAGCGCTGCGGCCCAGGAGCGCGAGGCCTATGCCGATGAGTCGTACTCGGCACACCTGGATGGCCTGAAGGAAGCCGTCAGGCTCGAGGAGCAGCTCCGCTGGACCATGGTGATCGCCCAGGCTGCGATCGACGTCTATCGCTCGATGGAGGCCACGAACCGGGCCATGGATAGGGGTGCCGCATGACGCCGCAGTTCAGGGCCCTGGGCCGCCTTCCGGCTGGCAAGATGAATCGCACCGAGGCCGAATACGCCGCCATGCTCGAGCTGCGCAAGCATGCCGGCGAGGTGATCTGGTGGGAATTCGAGCCCTTCAAGATCCGCCTGGCAGACCGGACGTTCTACGACATCGACTTTGGTGTGATGTTGGCCGACCGATCGCTCGAGGTGCATGAGGTCAAGGGCGGCTTCATCACCGACGACGGCCGCGTGAAGCTCAAGGTCGCCGCCTCGCGTTTCCCTGCGCAGTTCTTCCTGGCCCAGAAGGTCAAGAAGGCCTGGTCGGTGACAGCGCTGTGAGGTGCCCTGAATGCACCTCTCCTTTCAGCGACGTCCTGGACACCAGGAACTCACCGTCCGGCCCGAGACGGCGCCGGATCTGCGGCAACGGCCACAAATTCTCGACGGTCGAAACCGTCGTCCCGCTGGGTCAGCACATCCGCAAGAGAGGCAGCCGTGAACCGAAGCAAGCCGATGAAGCGCACCGGGTTCAAGCCGGCGTGGACGCCCAGGCCGGTCAAGCGGATGGATGACTACACGGTCAAGCCGAAACAGCCGGCCAGGCCGGCCAGGCCTGCTGCCCAGATGGCCCAGGAAGTCCTGCCACGGCCCAAGGAATGCGTGCTGGACCACGAGGGGTACATGGATGTGGTCAGGGCCATGCCGTGCTTCCGCTGCGGCCGCCATGGCCCTTCCCAGTTCTGCCATTCCGACGAAGGCAAGGGCATGGGGATCAAGACCGACTGCCGACGTGGATGGCCTGGCTGCGCTGCATGCCACGAGCTCGTGGGCAGCAGCGGGAAGCTGGGCAAGCAAGGCCGCAGGCTGTTCGAAGTCGTTGCAGCCCTGGCCACCAGGACCAGGGTGATCGAGCAGGGCCTGTGGCCTGCAACGCTGCCGGAGTGGAGACCAACAGGAGGGACCGATGGTCAAGGTGAGACGCAAGACGAAGATCGTCTACAACAAGTTGCTGCCGAGGCCGGTCCACGGCTATCAATACCTTGATGTCCTCCGCGAGGACGGCGGGTGGATGTCTGCTGCCGAGGTCGGCGCGCGGTGTGGCGTGGCCTGGCAGAAGGTCATCTTCTGGCTTAACAAGCAGGCCGAGCTGGGTCTATTGGAGTGGGTTGTGGTAGACCACCCAGGATCGGCCAGGACAATAGAACAGAGCAAGCTGTTCAGGTCCCGGCCGATGCAAGGTGAAATCAAGCGTGTCGAGACGACACTACCGGCCTGGTTGGCTCCGCAGGCGATCGTAGCGATCGGGGAGCTCAGGCGTGTGGACGGCACCGCAGGCATGCGGCGCACCCGTCAGGTCAACGGTCAGTCCAGGGGCGGCCCGGGCGGGCCGCTGAACGGTGCGGCCAGTGAGAAGCCGGCGTCAGCACCAGTGTCCTCGACGGTCGATGCCGAAGCGGACTGAGGGGCGGGGTAGCTGCGCACGCCCATCGTGATCGCAGCGCAGGCCAGAGAGATGGCCTTGGGAACGGGCTGGGTCCCTTTGATCCACTGATACCAGGCGGTTCTCGACACGCCCAGCAGCGCGGTCACCCGCGTCACCGGCATGCCGACATGTACCCGCCACTGATCCAGTTGTTCGCCCGTCATGCTCGAGAGTGTAATCTCAGATGACATCACAGCCCCGGGTGCCTGAAGCTCGCGATGAACTCCGGCGTGAAGAAGGCCTTGATCGCAGCGCCGACCTGATCATCGATCGGCAGCCACCAGCGCAGCACGTTGGTCAGGTAGACCTCCTTGCCGTCGTCCTCGAGGTTCTCGAAACACAGATCCGGCCTGGCCCTGAACCCGATGCGCTGCAGTTGCACCGAGGTGGCTTCCATGCGCCGCTGGTTGCTGGGCCGTTCGCGCAGCCACCCGCCCTGGTTGTAGTCCCACTCGAGCACGGCGTGGGCCTCGGCGATGTCGAAGCGGTCCATCACGCAGGCTCCTTCAGCAGCTCATCGACCAGGCCCTGGATGCGCGCAGTGGCTGCTCGCTGGCTCGGGAAGTGGTGGAAACCGCCCAGCGTCTCGATGCCTCCGGTGGTGCTGTGCAGGTAGCGCACGCTGAAGCGCTTCTCTCCGGACAGGCTGGTCTCGGCCGTGACGAACGCGAACCCGCCGCGCACCTCGAAGCCGTACTGCGGCAGCACGGTGCGAAAGAACGAGATGGCGCCGGCGTCGAACCACGGGCTGCCCGGCTTGAGCTGCTGATGCAGCGCGCGGATGGTGGTGAACGGGATCTGCTTCATGGGGATCTCCAGACGAAAAAAAGCCCGCACGAGGCGGGCAGGCTGATGATTGGAGGCTGGGTCAGCGGTAGACCAGCCGCAGATCGCAGCGCCGCTTAGCCAGGACGTACCCGGACGCGACGACCGCGTCGTCGGACGAGCGGAAGACGGTCCGCTCGGGGATGCTCTTGACCTCACGCAGGGCGTCGGCCAGCGTGCGCTGGCAATCGCCGTCGGTGGGGCGGCGGCCGTTCAGGGGTGCTGTGTAGTACATGATGTTGATCCTAAGTGGTTAGATGGTTCGATGACAAAACGGCAAGCTTGCCGGTCGGTTTAGTTATCGAGCAGTGCCAGGGCCTCGGTGTACTTGGCCACGAGCCGCAGGCGAACATCGTCTGGCAGCAGCGCCAGGCGATCGGGGTCGATGTTGTCCTCGATGTCGCAGCGCTTCACCAGGTCTGGGCCGAAGCCCAGGAGGTCTGGGTTTCTCGGTAGCTGCCTGTCGACGTATTCAAGGTAGCTTTCATCAAACCCCCTGGTCAGACTGAGGACACATGCGATCACGCTGCGTGGCAGGCCGGCCTCTCGCAGTTCGGGGATGCTGACGTTGGTGTCCTCGAGTGCATCGTGGAACAGCGCTACCAACTGCGCTAGATGGCCGCCGCCGGCATCCTGCACGCGCAGCATGACCCGCGTCAGGTGCTCGATGTACGGGCGGCCGGCCTTGTCGACCTGGCCGGCATGGAGCTGGGCGGCCACCTTGTAGGCGTCGATGAGCTTCATGCCGGCGTCTTCCTCAAGTCGCAGGCGATGTCGCGGATGCGCTGGCCGCGAACAGCATGTTGGTGGAAGTATGGCCGACCCAGGCTTTCACGCCAGCCGCAGCCGTCTTCGTTGCTGCTGAATCGCCAGTCATTGTGGCCCCACCGGATCAGGGGCCCTACCATGGCGCGAGCGCGCCGCAATGCCTCAGTCTTGCTCATCATTGGACCTCCAGTCCGTCGTTGATCATGCCCTCGACGATGTCGCCGAGGTAGCGGGGCTCGACGACGATGCCGTGGGCGCCCCACGTCAGCGCATCGCTGGCCAGATTGTTGTCCATCCATTCACGGCCGGCCTCGGTCAGGCCATTGACGATGAGGATGGAGCCGTGATTGTCGATGCGCACGTCGGCGCTTGCATTGGCCATGGCGGCCCTCCTTGGTGGTTGATCACACAGGACTGCAGCGCACGCGCCGCAGGGTCTGTGGGGTCAGGGGTCAGTAGTCGCCGAACGTGCAGACCGGCCCGCAGTGGGATTTCTTGCAGTCATGCGACCGGATGTCAGCCAGGCGCTGGGCATCGCTGCTCGAGCGCTGATTGCGCCAGGTCCGAGGCGGCATGCCCAGGCGCAGCTCGGTACAGCGCGGGCATCCGTCAACCTTGCGGCCGAAGACCACCGGGTGTGTGTGCTGGGTCGTATCCATGGATGTGTCACTCCTGGTTGATGTCGTTGATCAGGCTGGTGCGCTCGAAGGCGGCCTGGCGCTGCGCCTGATCGGGTTCGATCTCG